GTGGCGGTGGTATTACTGGAACTGGTCTAACAACAGACCAACAGGAATTCCTATCACACTGGAACTACGATGAAAACACTCGTCGGCTTACTTCTACTAAAGCTATTGAAACAACACTTAACTCGCTTTACCTTGGTGAACAGCACAAGATGTCTTCTGGTTCAGAGAACATTTACTTCACCAACCTATCAAGTGACATTAACTTCTTCCCTATGTGGGGTGGGCTTAAAGACCAGTCTATAACAGCTAACAGAGACAGCACAGGGTTCATCCCTCCAAGTGGCCGCGTCTATACTGACATGTTCTCTTTGCCTCTTGGTGGCGCTCCTGACCCTCTGACTTCGGTTGGTTATGCTGGCGACAACTACTTCGGCATTAACATCTCTGGCCTTGGTATCACTACTGTAGCTGCTGAACAGGTTGACGCTGATGTACGCCTTGAGTACCGCATTACAATCAGCGGTCGTCAGGTTTATATGCAGGAGCTACCCCGCGCTGCGGCACGGTCTTCTGCTGGTTCAGTAATCTACCCCGGTGACACTATTGAGTGGTTCTTTGACCACCCTGTAGACGTTCGTGCTGGTACTACTTTGTTTGCAGAAATCCACAAAGTACGTAACTCTGATGATGTTGACTTGGGAATCTTCCAAGTTCGTCAAGGTGACACTGTAGACCCTAACACTGGTTTGCCACGTTACCAAGCAACAGTACACAACCGTTTGTTTGAAGACAAAGACCTAGAGCTAATCTCTCCTTACCTTAAGTATAAGGCTATGGACTTTAGTGTTGACTCCACAGGTTCTTCTATCTTGCTTAAGGACTTGTCCCTAGCGGTTGGTTCACAGATGCTTATTCCTCATAACATTAACACAATACAAGCTATTGCCAATGGTACTGAGATTAAGATTATGGTTAAAGATGGCGCTAAGATTCTTATTGAATCCCTGCCAGTCTCTGCTGTAAGCATCAACGGTACTTTTGTAAACTCTGTATTGAATACAGCTGTAACAGAACTCAACAACTTGTTCACTAACACTCTCAGCTTTGCCTCACAGGGTAATCCTGTAACTGGCTTTACGCTAAGTGGTAATGACCTGACCCTAGCACTAGCAGACGCTACTTCTTATACAGTAGACGTAACTTCACTAGGTGTGGATACTAACAAGTTTGTAGCTAGTGGTGCTTTAAATGGCAACATTATTACCTTAACTATGGACGATGCTACTTCAGTATTTGTTGATGTAGCAGGTCTAGCGGTTGATAACGACACCACAATCGTAAGCGGTTCCGTCTCTGGTAACACAATGAGCCTTACTACTAACTCTGGTTCTATTATTACTGTAGATGTTACCTCTTTGGCCACAGGCCCAAGCACACAAGTAGTTAGCGGTGCTGTTGTAGGCACTAACCTTGTACTAACAATGGGTGATGCTTCAACTGTTACTATTGATGCTGCTAACATGATTAACGGCTCTACAATGAGTGCTACTAATGACCGCTGGTATATCTCTTACGGAACTAATGCTAACCAACCTGTTGCATCAGACATTATAGATACTACACTAGTAGGTGGAACTCAAGTACGTTTACAAGGCCCATACTACTTTGGCCAAGCTTTACTTAGAGGTTCTGAGTTTAAGTTTAACATGCAAACAAGCAATACGCTTAGACTAGGTATATGGGATGGTGCTGAAGTAGCAACTTCTTACACTGACCAAGCGACTGCGGCTAACTGGAACACAGTGTTTAGCTTTGCTAACGGTACTGGTAAGTTCACAAGCTCTACTAACACAGATGTAACAACATATCACGCAAGTGGTTATACAGCTGTCCAAGGCGCTCCTATGTCTCTTAGATTTGGCGATGATGGCCACTTGACACTTATCGACTTGTCTGGTGGTACTGAGGTGGTTGTTGCTAAGACAACTATTGCTTTGTCTGATACTTCTATTAACCTACAGTTCGGTGGATTCAACAACTCAGAATTCCCTAACGGTATTATCAAGAACTCTGGCTGGACTATTGTTCACGACTTTGCTGGCACAGAATCGGGTATTGTCAATGGCATCCTAGACCATACTGTCCTTAAGTCTGACATCTCTATTCTCCCTGGTGAGAAGATTATGTTCATGCTTGATGAGGCAGGTACAGGTGACTTCTTCGGTACAGGTTATACAGCAGCTGCTACAGGTGTTGCTACAGCAGAAGAACAGTTGGAACACACTTGGATTTACCAGAATAACGAAGCTATCGTATTTGACACTGCTTCTGGGGTTTCTGATTGGAACGCTAACACAAACGCAACACACTCTGGCGGCGGGTATTTCTATAGTGCAAGCCTGAACCAATACAGAGATGGTGGTGCAGGTGCAATTGCGGGTATGTTTAGCTTGCGCTACACAACTGACAACACAATCACACTCTATGATGAAGACCGAAATGTTAAGATTGCTACACGCAAATCAGATGGTGACGGCACTACTCCTCTACACCTCTTCTTTGGTGTTAAAGGCAACCGTGCTTACTACTCTATTCCAGAAATCTCTAAGCAGACTATCACAGGTGGCTCACAACCTAACCTAACATTTGCTCCAGATGTTTCTAATCAAACATTTACTGTTGAAGAGAACACGGCATTTAACCTCCAGATTGCCCTTGATGCTAACTCTGATATTGTCAACATGTATGGTGAGAGTGATGCCCCTTCTTGGGCAGTACTAGGCCAAGTAAACGGTCAGTTCATTGGTACAGCACCAGCGCATAACGGCTCAAGTGACTCCTATGTTATTAACTGTAAAGCTGCCAATGCTATCGGCGGTATTACTAACTTCACTGTGACTATCAACGTAACACTACCAGCCTACACCAACACCAAGTCTTTGTCTTTAGATGGTTCAACCAACTGGCTCCAAGGCAACCCTGTCAACATGACTGCTCTAGAACGGGCAACAAATGGCGACGGCAGTGCTTGGACCATCTCAATGTGGGTTAAACCAGATACATCAAACACAGGCAACCAGACTTTATTAGTTTACGGTGCTGGTGATGATTACAACGGTGGAGCTATTACGCTGAAGCAATCTGGTGGAACTTCACTAGTACTAAACTACGGTACTGTGTATAACAACATCATCCTTGTAGCTGGTAACTCTTTTGTAAACAACACATGGCAACATGTAATGATTACCTTTGATGGTGGTACTACTGGAGTTGACGCTAACCAATCTGCAGCTTACTACGGCAGATTTGACATCTTTATTGATGGCGTACAGAAAACACCCATCGGTGTTGCTTCTGGTAGTGGTTACGATGGCGCTCTTAGTGGTGCTGTTGTAAGCGACAACATCTTCCGTATCGGTCGTGCGTCTAACGTCCACAACAACTACTATGACGGTATTATCAACCAAGTAGCTATTTGGGATACAAACCAGACTGCTAACGTTGCGACTATTTATAACAGTGGTGCTACTCAGGACTTGAGCCTCTTGGCTACAGCCCCTGCAAATTACTATGAGATAGAATCCTCTGTAACGACTATAGCTGACATTGAAGGCTCTGCGCCTTTGACTGGTTATAACTTTGTTGCTGGTGATTTGGTTACTGACACACCTTAACTTAAAAACAAACTACAGTGGCCCCTTCGGGGGCCGCTTTCAAACCTAACATTCCCCAATCGAGATTCGGGAGAAAGGCTCTAAAATGGCACGTTCAAAAATTACATCGTCATCTAAAGATCTAATCACAGATGATGGTTCCATACTCGTCTCCCTAGTACATGGGGAACAAACAAGAATTTCTTTAACAGTCGGGTGGATCACTAACCTGTCAGGTTACTCAGTTACATGTAAAGTAGTTGAAGGTGATAACGTACAAGACTCTGGACTTATCCCTATTGCACCTGCAGTCACCCCCGTCGTGACAACCCTAACTATCCTTGATGTAGACCCTACAGATAATGCTTTTGACATTGTAATTCCAGAAACACTTATTGATACTTGGAGTACAACTCCTGCAGTAGACAAACCTATTTATGGATTCGTCGGTCTTGAGATTCGAGATACAGGCGTAGGGAGCGATCAACAAGTTTGGAAACCCTTGCGTGGACTCATCCAAGTACGTTACTCCCCAACGGAGGTGAGTTAAAATGACGACTTATACAGTCTCGGTAAACAATAACCAATACGCACTAAACACAGTAACACAGGATATTAACCTTAGCTTGTCTCGTACAGGGGGTCAAGGTACTCAAGGCAACTCTATTTCGAACGCCTACCTTGACAGCAATAACGACTTTATTATTGAAATCTCTAATGCTGCCGGAACGGTTGTTCAAACAGTAAACGTTGGCGGTGGTACTATTGCAGGTCAGCTTAACGCGTTTGACACTATCTATTTGGGGTCAAAAACAGCTGCACCCGCTCTAGATAACAGCGGCGATGCCCTTCTTGACGGGGCTTTGTTCTTTAATACAACAACAAATGAACTTGGGGTCTATGACTTAGGAACTACTACTTGGGAGTACCCCTCTCTTGAGGCAGCAACCTCTGCAAGCAATGCTGCTACTAGCGAAACTAACGCTAATAACTCTGAGACTGCTGCAGCTACTTCTGAAACTAACGCTGCTACTTCAGAAACCAACGCTGCTACCTCAGAGACCAACGCTGCTACGTCAGCAACTAACGCGGGTAACTCTGAGACTGCTGCTGCCAGTTCTGCTGCCGCTGCTTCGACTTCTGCTGACGAAGCTGCTGCAAGTGTTGCGAGTATTGACCTTAATAGTATAGACATCAACGGCGGCACAATCGACGGGACTGTCATCGGCGGGACAACCCCTGATGCTGGTAGCTTCACGACTGGTCAGTTCGGCACTTCGTTGAATGTTGACGGGAACATCACCAGCGATGGGCTGACTGTGGATGGTATTATCGAAACTACTGGCGGCACTGACATTAACATGGATGGAGCTGGTTCTGGGCAGTTAAAGCTGGAGGGAAATGGGTATAAGTCTGCCATTGCGTTGAATGCTGACGGCATGAATGTCTATACAAACTCAGCCGCAAGAGGTGTTATCCTTGGCACAAATGAGACGCAAAGAATGCTTGTAGGCGGCAACGGCGACATCAGCTTCTACGAGGACACAGGCACCACGCCAAAGTTCTACTGGGATGCGAGTGCCGAGAGATTGGGGATCGGTACAGTCAGCCCGGCCACCGCTCTAGACGTCACGGGGACTATCACAGCCAACCAGTTCGTAGGTGGCAACATCAGCGCACCAAAGAACCTCATCATCAACGGTGGGTTTGACGTTTGGCAACGTGGGACCTCTCAGACTGTGGCTAGTTACGCCTCAGATGATCGCTGGTACAACATACATGCCGGTTCGACAAAAACGCACTCCCAGCAGGTGTTCACTCTGGGGCAGACAGACGTTGCTGGGAACCCGAAATACTACTCTCGCACAGCCATCACCTCCGTCGCGGGTGCTGCGAATTACACACTTAAAGAGCAGCGAATAGAGGACGTAACAAAGACCTCTGGTAAGACGGTAACCGTTACGTTCTGGGCTAAGGCTGACGCGAGTAAGGACATCGTTGTTGAACTGTCCCAAGATTTCGGAACGGGTGGCTCACCTAGCTCCGTTGTCCTCGTCACACCACAAACGGTCACACTAACAACAAGTTGGGTCAAACACAGTCTGACGTTTGCAGTACCAAGTGTATCTGGAAAGACCCTCGGAACGGATGGAAACCACCGCCTATCTCTTATCTTCTGGTTTGAAGCTGGTTCTGTTTTTAACTCGCGAACCAACACCCTTGGTCAACAGTCTGGTACGTTTGACATGGCCCGTGTTAGCCTATGCGAAGGTGACGTTACGGCACTGGACGATCCGTTTGAAGAGCGCACCTACGGTGAGGAGCTCGCGTTGTGTCAGCGGTATCTTACACAAATGCTTCTAAGGCACCGCTTTCCTGCAACGGCTGTTTCACAAGTTGGTGGGTCAAACATATCTTTCCCGGCAGAAATGAGAGCAACACCTTCGCTTACGGTCCTGTCTAACAGCTATACTGCTAACGTCGTGGCTGTGTTTCTCAGCCAAGTTACTACCAGTGGTGCTATATTTGAGTTGCAGGCCAATGCCGCGGGAGACACGTATCGTGGCGATAATTACAGTTTTGACGCGGAGCTATAACTATGGATAATATGAACATCACAGCAGCGCAGTACCAAGTGGACTCAATGAGCGGCGCTAACTGTAGTATCCAAGCCACCGTCGAAGGTGTCACAGTGTTAGTCCCCTTCGACAAGGCCAATCGCCATTATGTAGAGATCATGCGGCAGGTTGCGGCTGGTACACTGGTTGTACTGGCTGCTAACGAGTAACACCATGAGAACCTGCTACGAAAGATGGGAGCTTTGTCTCCCAGTAACAATGCTCTGCATCAGAACCTACATCAAGGCAATGGGCATCAAGAACATGGAGTATGGCCCTAAGAGAACCTTCTTGTTTCTCCTATGGGTCATCCCCTTCTTGTTAGTAGACATTGTTTACAACTTCACCGTTGGTGCCTACATCTTTAAGGCTTTCCCTAAGATCTTCTCAGATAAGAGAGAAGTAATGCTTACCTATGTAGTTAAACGTATAGAGCATAGCGGGACACAGGAGCAGAAGAAGGTCTCAGGTGTTATTAAGGTACTATTAAATAGCTATGACGAAGGTCATATTTAAATAAACTTAGATCGGCCTTCGGGCCTTTCTTATAATCCAAATAAACAAAACAATAGGAAACTTCATGTCTAAAAAGCAATCTCGTTACTCACTAAAAAATAACGCCAAGATGCCGAAATACATGCGACAAGAAAATGAACGAAAGTCAAACGTTCATCACATGCCTACTAAGTTCCACTTGCTCCCAAAGAATGAGAAGCAAGACGACCTGATCAACGCCATTAAAGGCTACCCTATTACAGTCACTATGGGGTGTGCAGGTACTGGAAAAACCTATTGTAGTGCGGGGACAGTGGCTCAACTGTTCATGCAAGGTAAATATAAAAAGATTGTACTAACACGAGCCAATGTTCCAACAGGAAAGTCCCTTGGACACTTCCCCGGAACAGTTGAAGAAAAGATGACGCCTTGGCTTATGCCTATGCTAGAAGTTCTTACTAAAGCCTTTGGTAAAGGTAAGTATGAGTATATGCTAAGTAAGGGTGAAATCGAGATTCAACCAATTGAAACTATCCGTGGTCGTTCTTACGAGAACGCCCTAGTACTAGTTGACGAAGCTCAAAACCTTTGTATGGATGAGCTGAAAGCTATTACTACTCGTCTGGGTGAAAACTCTAAGCTAGTGCTTATGGGTGATCCCGCTCAGTCAGACGTCCGTGATGGTAAAGACTTAGTTAAGTTCGCCCGTATGGTAAACGGTGCTGGTATTGAACTCCCTGTTATTGAGTTCGGTGTCGAGGATATTGTACGAAGTGATATTGTAGCAGACCTTGTGCGTCTGTTTATTGAAGAAGATATGTAGAGAGCTACATAGAGAAGCTTTAGGGGTGTTTGATAGGAGTTACTATCAGATGCTTCTAGAGCTTCACCTATGTGCCAGAGAGAGTCAGAGATGTATTATACAGAGAAAGAGATGACAACAGCCTTGCAACGGGCTTGTCAGACGATAAACCACCTCACAGAAAGTTGCACAGAATATACAAGAAACTTTAATGACTGTTTCGCCTTGCTTGCTGAGTACGATTTACAACTCAGAGGTAAGTCTAAAGCTAGAGACGTTATTGATTTTGAATGGAATACAACGCGAGAATTCGTATATAAACTAGCCAAGTCTGGCTTAACACTAGAGCAGTTTGCGATACACTGCGACTACGAAATCGTCCGGAATAAAAAACCAAAGTTAGGCGACATTGCTTTCAAAGAAGGTGCAATGGTTAATGATGGTAAGTCCTGGATGTCAACAAATGAGAACAACACGGGTTGTCACAAAGTGAAACAATCCTTCTTTTTAGAACTGGGAATTCCTGTTCTAGCTAGACCTATTAGGAGTTAGAAATGTCAGTATATTATTTTGACGGGGCGCAGATTTTAGCACCCTTAACAATTCAATCAAACGAACCCGTTTTTGAGGTTGAAACACTAAACCTTAGAAAGCAACGGTCTTCACAAAATGTTCAACGTTGGGAACTTTCTTTTTCAACAATAGGCACTGCGGAGACGCAAGCCGATATTATGCTCGGAGCAATAAGCTCCCCCCAGGTAGTACAAACTATGATTATGCCGCAGCTACCCTCTGTAGATGAAGCGACTACTATTAATAAAAGCCGCATTGCGATAGGCGCAGGTGCACCTGTAGGTGCTAACGCTGTAGCTGTAAGCCCTGTAGGTGTTTTTGGAATCATCCCGAAAGGTACGTTCTTTAAATTCTCTAATCATGATAAGTTGTATGTCACTACTAGTGATACAAGTGTAGCTTCCTTGAGCGTTATGCTTAACTTTTACCCAAGCCTCCAAATGCCAGTAGTAACCTCTCAAACTATTGAAATAAAAGAGAATGCTATTTTAACGTTTCAGCGTGACTTAGATAACCAGCGGGGTATTACTTTTACAGATGGTGTACTTTCTAACGCAGGTACTATAACACTAATTGAGGCGTTGTAATGAGACAGTTTTCTTCAGCAGTTCAAACGGCTATTAATAGCGACAATGTTAGTTTTGCTTTCTTAATTAAGCTTGAATTTAATAATAACTATTACCTGACATCCTATCAGCATGATTTAACTTATGATGGCAACACTTATCTAGCTAGCGCTGGTTTGTACGAGTTTGACTCGCCAAAGTTTTCCTCGGTCGTTGACCGTGAGGCTTATAAAGTAGTTATCTCAGAGGTTTTAGACACTTTGATTCCAGAGTTTAGGTATAATGTAGTAGGAAGACCTATTTCTGTCTTTGTTGTCCTTCTAGACACTAACGGTGACCCTCTATTGGGGGTTAATGATGTCTTGAGTGTTTATAGCGGTTTTGTTGATAAACCTGTTATTACAAATAATTTTGAAGAGAAGCTAGCGGTTATCGAAGGCACATCACCTATGGCTGACCTAGACATGGTTAGATCTTTTATGACTTCTAAAGCTGGCATGGATCAAGTCAGTTCATCAGATACATCTTTTGATGAAATCTTTGAAAATAAAGAAATCTCAGTTAAGTGGGGGAAAGTCTAATGGGTATAGAAAATCTAATTTTATTCGCCATCTCTACTGCTTACCAAATATCTCAAAACAACAAAAGGAAAAGGGAAGCTGACAAGAGAAAAGGCTTTAACTTAACCGTGTCAGGTAAAGCGGATAGCTTACCTGTAGCTTACGGTAAAAACATTCTTGGTGGTATTGAAGTAAAACACCTTGTAAGTAATAGTTATACAGCTACACCTGATAACTCACAAAAAATTTTTCAAGAGGACTTCGCTAATACCAGTAGGAGTGGTTCTAAAAACGAGTATCTAAACGTACAGTATGCTATCTGCCACGACGGTATTGAAGGTGTTCAGTGGGTAAAAGTTAACGATCAGGACTATAACTCTAACGCTGAAAAGTTCAAGCATATTATTAGAACCCACAGAGACGGTGGCACAGCTGACGCTATTTCCTCTGCAAACGGAATCCCTTCAACTAACACATTTACTGATACTGCCTTTGCGGCAGCAACCTTCCAGTTAGACCGCGATGACTATAACTATAACGGAATACCTTCTATGGAGTTCTTGGTCAAAGGTCGTAAAGTTCGTTGGATTTCAAAATCCGGAAATAACTACACTTTAAATAGTAACTACATCTATTCTAACAACCCTGCTTTGTGCTTACTAGACTACCTTACAAATGATAAGTTTGGTCGCGGGTTACCCGCCACTGGTATTGATCTGGAGTCTTTCTACAACGCGGCAAAAATTTGTGATACTATTGTTGCTACAACTCGGACGGTTTCAGGTCAAGTTAACGGTCAAAAGTCTGTCACTACTGTTGCTGACTTGGGTTCACGGCCTACCAATTTAGAGGAACACACTTACGAAAACCAACTATGGTATACTACTTCCTCTAGTGAGTATTGGTACTGGGATAAAACTGCTTGGGTTTTAACCACGCTTAATTCTACCCGACCTATCCCCCTATACGAGTGTAACATTACTCTAGACACGTCAGATACTATTAGAGACAATATCGAACGTATTATGAACACAATGGGTTTAGCTGAGCTAACCTGGTCTTCTGAAGGGAAGTATAAACTTCTTTTGGAATACCCTGAAACTCTTTCTGAGCTTGAAGCGTTGGTGGATCCTGACCACCACTTCACAGAAAATGATATTATAAGAGACAGCGGAGATATTTCTTGGCCCAGTGCCACTGATAGGCTAAACCAAGTTACGGTTAACTTCCTAAATGAACACGAAGACTTCAAAGAAGACACGGTCACTTGGCCACCTGCTTTTAGCTCAGTTCATGACACCTACTTAAGTGAAGACAATTACCAGCCGTTTAGGGCAGACGTGCAAGCAGACGGAGTCACCGACCCCTATCACGCGTTAGCTATGGCAGAACAAATGGTGAGGAACTCCCGTTCAATCTTTACAGTCAACCTTACGGTATCGAAAAAGGGTTTAAATATAGAGCCTGGGGACTTTATTAAAATTACTTCTGAATTAATGAGCATTTCTGACGAAGTATTTAGAGTACAAAACATTGAAGTTCGCAATGACCTTACTGTCAACTTGACATGCTACAAGTTTGATCATGAAGCCTTGGCTTGGAATGTTAACGATAATGTAGCTTATGCTACACCTCCTGTGTTTGACTTTAGTGTTGAAGCCCCTACAGGCGCGGTGTTTACTTATGATTCTTCAGATAACCTAGGAACAGCCGCAGGAAACCTGTCATGGGTCGCTGCAGATGATATCGCTGCTTTAGAATACTTAGTAGAAATATCCCACAATAGCGGAGCAAGCTACCAAACACTCGGAGTTACCCGAACTACAAGTATCGATATATCGGGCTTGAAAACAGGGACTTACAGCTTTTCTGTTCGATCTAGAACTCCCTTGGGGACTGTGTCACCGCGTTTGGAATTAAATAATAAAACTATTCAGCTTAAAACAGTTGGTAAAGTTGCTGTTGTTTATGCAAACACTGCGGATGAGACTACCAACTCTCAGGCTTATACGGTCGGATCTAACGAGTTTGTTGCTTATTATGATTATACGGGGGATACTCCGACTTTACCTATAAGAAGTGGCATCACCTTTGCTAAGTTTGTCGGTG